TTCCATACTGTCTGTCTATCGTCAGACCGCAGATACCATTGAAGTACAGGATTGTCTGAATATGGAATCACGTATGCCCTCGGTTTTTGACAGCAATGCCGTTTGGTTTATTACCAAACAAGGTCGGGCTGCCCTTCGTGGACAAACCGTGACTTCTTCTTCCAAAGAACTTGTTTTGCAGGAAATGTACACCGATCTTGCCAAAGGTTATGATATGACGATCTTGGGCAAACCTGCATACTTGGCTGATGGTAAGATTCCTGCTCTTGGATCTACGGGTGATCTTATTCTCGCAACGTGGTCATGGTATTATATTGGTTTCCGTCAGGATTTTTCAATGGATTCCTCACGGCATTTCAAATTCCGCAATAACAGAACGGCCCTAAGATGTTCTGGTCGTCTTGATGGTCAAGCAGCAATCCCACAGGCGTTTGTTGCCTTGGATGCCTCCACTTCTTAATTTATAGCGGAAGGAGAATTTTTTAACTAAAAACAAATTTTTTATTAACGTTAACGGAGGAATTAATTATGTTTGATATGCTTTCAAATTACAAATTCGGGTATTTTCAGCAAGCAGTGTCCGATGCTGCTGGTGCTGCTGCAAATGCGCCTGATGATGATGGTGTTGACCTTTGGGCCGATGTGCAACTGCCCAATAGTCTTTTGATTTTGGCTGATGTCGGATCTGTCGGCACAGGTGGAACTTTGGATCTGATTGTGCAGGATTCATCGGATCAATCCACTTGGGATGCTGACTTTCTTACGGTGGCTCAAATCGATGAAGCTGGTCTTTATCTCATTGAGGTATATGATCCCAATCGATATGTCAGAGTCAATGTTACCGTTGGAACCGATGCGGTTGTTTGGTCTTGCCTGTTTATGACCTATGAGAATCAGCGCAGACCTGTAACTCAGGTGGGAACCAAACCTACCTTGACTTACGGTACGGGCAGAAAGCCCAAAGTATCCGCAACTTAATTCTGGTATAAACGAGTAACCGGAATAGTGTGAAGTATAAAAGGGCAGATATTCCGGTATCTGCCCTTTTTGATTTAGGAGGTTGTTATGAAAGTAAAGGTAAAACTGTTAGACCGAAATTTAATAAGATCTTTTGGAGGAGTTATTCAAATGATGGAGGCTGGTAAAGCTAATCGTTTTGTTGAGCAGGGTAAAGCTGTTTTTGATGATCCTGCAATGAGAAAAAAGATGCAGTATGGCCCCCCTCAGAACAAAGCAATTTTTCAATCACCGGAAGACAAATTAATGCAGGATTTTGATAACCATCGATTTCCTGGGCGTGATGATAAGCTTTTTCCTACGATTAGAAAAAGGAAATAAAAAATGGCTTTAAATGATAATGCATTAATGGATACCACTTATTTTTATCAGATGTATACTGATGAAGATTGGTTGGAGGATGAAAAAGAAAAAGCAAGGATAGAAGATTTAATTAATGCTGTGTCTACTGAATTTGAAAAATTCTGTAATCGTAAATTAAAGGCCAGAGACTATACCTATGATGATCAGGATACCGGATACAGTATTGATAACCTTCATTATGCTGTCTTTGATGCTCCTCAAGGATACACCTTTTGGTTTCCTACCTATCCGGTAAATTCAGTTACCGAATTTATTGTAAGTGGTAATACTATTTCTGCTGCTGCTGCCGATGACTATGATGCTTCTGATGGATACATGCTTTATCCACGTAGAGGTAAAATAGTTTACACTCAAGGCTTTGATTATTCTTATCTGCAAAATATTCAGATCAAATGGAATGGAGGATATTCCGATGATCATGAATCTATGTCAGATTTAAAATATCTTTGTTTTTCTGCAATAAAACAATTTATCAATGCTCCTGATAATCAAATGATGCAATCTGAACGTATTGGCAATTATACCTATAAATTAATGTCAGCAGATTTTCAAAAAGAGTTGAGAGGATTGGCTCCGACTATATTTGAAAATTTGATGCCATATAGAAAGGTGGCATTTGGATAATGGCCTATAACAGTTTATTAATTCAACGGTGTGATATTTATCGTAAGACTATTAGTAAAACTGAAAGTCATGGATATACAGGGTCGGATGATCCTTATAGCCTGTTGTATCAAAATGTACCTTGTCGTGGTCAAAATTTATTTGAAAGTTCCGCTGGATTAAGATTGCAGACCGGAGGTATTAGTGCCGAAAATGATTACTTGTTTTTCTTTAAGAAAACTCAAGATATTCAAAGAGGAGATAAAATTGTTTGGAATGGAGATGAGCTTTTTGTAAAGCCTGTTCAGCCTGTTTATGACAGAAAAGCATTACACCATAAAGAAGTTTATTGCGGATTAAGTGAAACTTAATGGCAATAAGAACCGATATAAAAGAAGAATTAATTGCCATTGAAGTAATTGCAGGTCGATCAAGACTTGGAAAATTTATGGCAGAAATGATTCTTCGTCCTATTTTAAAAAGAGTAGAAGCAGAGTCCAGGCGCATATTAGATGATCTTGGTTTTATGGTGGTGTCTGAGATTCAGCATCGTTTGGCAACCGCACCTTCTGGAAAAACTTATAAAGTATATATGATCGATGAAGGGGCAACTGGAAAAGGAAGATATACTCTCATTGGTTATTATACAGCTTCAGCAACAGGTGGCCCTCCAGCATCGGGAACTCAAGTAGATGGTAGTGGTTTGCCTACGGGAAGTCTTTATGAAAGTATTTGGTATGGGGTTGATGATGAAGGTTTTTTAACTGTTAGTATTGATTCTCCTCAAGGTACTGAAAAAGACTATTTTTTTATTCCAGGCAAAGGCGTGGTTGTCGGTGGAACAAAAACAAAAACAGGGGGTGAAGCTTTAGAAGTTGGTGAGTATTTTAAAATTTTAAATGATCCCGTTGATGGTACTCGTCCTGATTGGTGGGGCAGTATAATTAGGCGAAAAGAAAAATATTGGAAAAATTGGATGCAAAATCGAATGGCAGAAGCAATATCATCAACAGTTAAAAGTTCAATGGTTCGCAGGGTATTAAAAGTCAACATTTATTGGGAATCAAACTAATGATTGAAATAGATGAATATATCGTAAGTACAATAACGGAAGATGCCACAATGATTTCTCTTATGGGCATTGATGCGAATGATCAGCGTGTCTATGCTTGGTATCCCTCTTTTGATGTTGTTTATACTGCTGTTTACCATGCTGCTTTAATTTATAGAAAAGCGTCCGGTTCACGTCCTGGTGAGTTTTATTCTTATCCTTCTCAAATACCAAATATAAATTATCATTTTAGAGTTTTGTCAAAAAGTCAATTGGTACTTGGTCAAGTTGCCGAAAGGCTAATAGATCTTTTTGATGAAAAATATAATGTGTTATTAACTAATTTTGGTATTAAGAAGATAAGTGTAATAGGGAATTCCGATGCTCCAACTGAAGGAGATGCAGGAAATCCTATATATGTTAAAACTGTTTCTTTCAGTTTTTCAAATGTAGTTAAACGATCATAAGTAAAAGGCGGTTAATGTGGTTGATCAGTACAAGTATCGATTGATACGAGTGGTTTGTGAGGGTAAAATTAAATCTTGTAAATTTTGTGAAGATCTTGATTACGGAAGTGATGGACATAAAATAGTGCATGAGGGATTTTGTTCAAAATGTGGGAGACCACTTGATAAAAAACCTGGGGATACATGCAATTTTATTATTGGCTATTATGATCGTAATTATCGTCAAGTAGACAAAATTCATTTTAAATGTAGGAACTGTCAAACTTTAACAACTATTTAGGGAGGAATTTATTATGCCACAGTTTCCGCTTTCTTTTGATTCGGATAACATATCAATTGGCCCCTGTTACGTTTATTTTGCAGGAACACACGTAGGGCATACTTTTGGTGGTGTTACCGTTTCAATTACGCAAAATACCTACGAATTGAAATCCGATCAATACGGGGATACTCCGTTGCGGGTTTTGGATGCAGGTTTGGTTATGGAAGTGACAGTCAATATGACCGAATCTACTTTTGCTAATTTGAAATTGCTGTTTGCTTCCGCAGTGGATGAAACCACTTACCTTACCTTTGGTAAACCTGTTGGTGAGCTTGTTACCACAGGTGAGCTTGTGCTTGAACCGATTGATGGATCTGAAATTTATCAGATTTACAATGCTGCTCCGAACGTTGGTGGTGCGGTTGAAATCGCTTTTACCACTGACAATCAGAGAGTCTATGCTTGTCGTTTCATGGCCTTGATTGATGACCAAAGAGTTTCCGGTGATCAATTATTCCGCATTGGTGGATTTTCCTCTGCCTAATTTTTAATTAGGTGAACCTCCTTTCTCCACCAATAGAGGGGGATCGTCCTATTAACTATTCAATGAGTGCGTTAATAGAAGATCCCCCTTATCAAAAAAGAAATTTTTATTTAAGTTTTCAAAAATAATATTCATTAGGAAATTTTAATGCAAGAATGTGGTTCATGTACTCTTTGCTGTGTATTACTTGAGATAAGAGATAAGCAAAGCCCTCCTTTGGAACGTTGTCCTAATTGCAATTTGAATGTAGGTTGCAATATCTATGATAACAGACCGGAGGATTGTAGGAACTTTAATTGTTCCTGGCGACTTGATAACAACGCACATGCAGATATGCGACCAGATAAATGTCATATTATTTTTGAAAATTTAAGTGAAGATATTATTTTTGGAACTCTTGATCCTAATTATATAATTGATGATTTGATAATAGGACAAATAAGAGCATTTCAAAATAGTGGAAGCTCAACTGTTTTACAAACATTTAAAGGTAAACCACAAATTTGTTTAACTAAAGGTGCTAATGGAGATCAAGTTTGGCAATTCATTCAAGAGAAATTAAAAGAGTATAAAAATGACCGCACCAAGTTATACCACTAATTTAAACACATTGGATCAAGCAGAATCCAATAGTAGTTGGGTAGAATTTACTGGAACTTCTACTAATGGATTTGATTTTAATATACAAGGATCTCCACAAGGGGCTGATGCTGACTGGCCTTTTATTCAAAATACTTATGCCGTAACGCAAACCTGTACCAGTACTAAAACCGGATATGCTTCATTAGGTTATGACAATGGTGCATCTATTGGTGGTCATGGAACCGATGGGGCTTATTTTGTTTGGCAGTTATTTGCGAATCCTAATTTTGACTCTTATGCAAATGATGGTTTGATGGTACTCGTTGGAGATGCCGTTAATTCCTTTTATGCATGGACTGTCGGGGGTAATGATGTTGGAGTTGGTCTTTATCTCGGATGGCAAAATCATGTAGTCAATGTAACTGTTTCACCGGATGACTCTTGCGGTTCTTATGCTGGATCTGGTGAAGAAATAGTTGGTGCTGCTGCCAAAACCACGACAGGTATCGGAAAAGGTGAACCACATGCTGTTGATGTAATTCGGTATGGTAGAGGGGATGCTGTATTTGAATATGGGGAAAGTGCCAATTATGCTACCATTGCTGGATTTGCTGCACAAAATGACAGTATTAATAATAGGTGGGGATTAATTCAAGCAGTTGCAGGAGGCTACCTTTGGAAAGGTTTAATGCAATTAGGATCTGCTTCTAATCCTGTTGACTTCAGAGATTCCAATAGAATTATATTTATTCAATGGTGTCCAAAAGTAACTGCTAATTTTAACACCGTTGAAATAGTAAATACTTCATCAAATATTGAAATGACAGGTTTTCAGTTTATCTGTCTTGAACCTTCTACCAATGCTTCAAAAGGGAGATGGATCACCACAAATGATGCAACTGTTGTATTAACAGATTGCTCATTTATTGATATGTCCACTTTTGTCTTTGATTCAAACACTACTATTAGTGGTGGTGTGTTTAGACGATGTGGGCAAGTCACTCAAGCCGGAGCAGATTTAGATGGTTGTACCTTTAGTAACTGTACCGATGCTGTTTCTTTATTATGTGACAATCCCGATAATGTCGATGATTGTACCTTTGTATCAGATGGATCAAATCATGCCATACGCTTAACCGCTGCTTGTGCAGGTAATTCTTATACATTAACTAATTTGTGGGTAAGTGGGTACGCTACTTCTGATGGCTCAACTGGAAATGAAGTTATTTATAATGACTCTGGTGGAGCAGTAACCATTAATATAGATGGTGGTAGTGGTGTTTCCAATATCTCAGTCCGAAATGGATCGGGAGCAAGCACTACTTTGGTTGCCAACTATTCATTTATAATTACTGGATTAGAATTAAATACTGAAGTAACCATTGTCACAGCAGGAACCAGTACCGAATTGTTTCATGCTGAAAATGCAACCACTTCAGATGGTGAAGGAAAATATCAGGTAACGTACAGTCATTCGGGTGGTGCTTCTGTAGATATATTGATTCACCATGTAGATTATCAACCTGATGTTAATAATACTTATGGTCTAACATTACCAAGTTCAAATTCATCTATTAAAGTATCAATGTTTGAAGATTTGAATTATGAAAATCCTTAATTACTTATTAGGAGGAAACAGATTATGGCTAAATTGGTCGATCCTGATGATCTCAGTTACGTTGTAGATACTACCGCAGGTGGTTCAGATGAGGTGGAAATACAAACCGGAGCAAAAACCATTGAACTTTTGGCTCAAGGAACTTTATCTGATGCATCTCCAGGTGCTACTTCAGGGGTCACAGGAAAATGTCTTTATTCTAAGTGCAAAGAAATTTGGAAATCGGATAGTAATTTGAACAAACATAGGTTTCCTATCCAAATGATTTATGAAGCATCATTTCAATGGATCAATGGATGGGGGCCAGCAAATGATCAAACCAGAGATTTGATCAGAGATGCAGGTTTTAAAGAAACCGATGGTAGAGAAAATGCTTGTATTATTTCTCTTGGTTCAATGTACACTTCTCCAGGTGATCAAGCTTATTATACTCAGGCAGCAGGTTTTGATCAAACTAAAACAGATTTTGATAAGACCGGAGAAGTAAATGAAAATATCCAGATTAAAGGTACTGGTGGAACACCCGACAATACTGGATACCTAAAGGTTTTCTTGAGAGAGGAGCAAACGACATTTGCTTCTTATAATCTTATCGATGAACAGGGTCTTGCTTTACTTAAATATGAAGCATACAGACTTCCCCTTGCTAATTCCGATGATTCTTTGAATGCCGTTGATAATGATACTACAATATCAGGGGATGCTGGATCTATTTCTGGAGTTAAATACTCAGAACTGACAATTGATTACTTGGTTGGCAGTTTGTTTGCACAGGTGGATGATACCAGTTATACATTAAATCAAGTTGTACAAGAAGATAATGGTTCGGGATCTCATTGGTTTAGATGTACCGGAGCAGGAACAGTTACCGGATCAACCGGAGTGGCGCAAGCATCTTGGGGTGGAACGGCAACATGGGAAGCATACCCTGGAGAACGATTGATTGGTACAGAGTATTATGCTTTTAATAGAATCCTTGATGTGCAGGATACAACCAATAGTTACAAAGCACGATTAAAAGAAATTCATTCCTGGGCGCAATGGAAACTCCGTCAGACCGGAGACATTAATGATGACGTTAATGGAGATACCTTTGGAACAGTTAATGGAAATGTTGCCTTACCATTTACTGATTTTGTCGGTGACGTTTTACATACCAAAGGTGGAGTTTTCATTGATAACTACGATGCGAATGATAAAAATAATATTCGCATGTGGGATATTACGGTAGGTGATGGTGCTTCTTACGGTCTTAATTCAGAATCCTTTCCGAATACCACAACTGAAAGACAATTCCCATTTACTGCTGCTGGAACAATGAACTTTTCACAAAACTATGTGGATGAAGTTGATAACACTACCAGATATACAATGTACTTTCAGTATATCACTGATACCAGTGTCACTAATCTTAAAGTAACCGGAGCTTCAGGGGCAAGTGCTACCCTGGATTGGGCAGCAGATGCCGGAGCATTAGATCATTTATCAAATGGTGATTATGTCAAAATTTCTGGTTTTGTGACTGAGACAAGTAACAACGGTTTATGGTTATTGACAGGCGCACCTTCATCTAACACGGTTACAGCGGATAAGGTCGATGGAGTCAATCCAGTAACAGAAGCAACCGGAGAAGCAGCAACAGTCAAAGAGAATCCTTTTGAATCTCCAGGGGCAGTAATTGTTGATGATAATGGTGGAACGGACATTGATGGTGAAATTAGTTCTTCTGCTATTCAATTTGACTTTGACTATACCAATAACAATCAAGGTGGAAGGACACCAAATTCAGATGCACCTGTTTATGTCGTGGCAATTGCCTATGATGGAGCGCAGTACGTGGTGGCTGAACATACCATAACTGAATCAACAGGTCAAAATATTGCAGTTAATGGTGCTGACGAACTTAATTACGAAAATCCATAATTCAAAATTGATAAGAGTACCTAATTTGCTTGTTTAGAGATTAGGTACTTTACTCTTTATAAGGAATGATATGTTAGATGTTAAACAAATAAAAAGATTTTTGGCTTTATTGAAAGCGGAAGTGGAACTTGATAGAACACATGAGGGCATTGAATATCCTAAAGGTTTTAAAAAATCTTTTGAACAACAAAAACATTTCATGGGATGGATCAATTATAAAGAAACATGGTACATTGATGAATTTGGTGATCCTTGGAAAGTAATTTTAATAGAAAGACCTTTAGTTGATGAATGGCATGAACATTTAAAAACAATCGTTCCTGTCCTTACACCGGAAGGTGAAATAGTTACTGCTGAAGAATGGGATCAAAGGAGTTTAAATAATGGGGGCGAAAGTAACGTTCAATGAAATAACAAAGATTATTGAGATTGATGAAGCTCCTGATGTCAATGGTGAAATTTTCATTGATGTTAAAACGGATTTGTATAGTGATGGCAAAGAAGATTGGGTTGTTAATGAGAATTTACGAAAATTTTTATTTCCGATTGAAGCGGTTGGTGGAAATCCCTTACCTGGAGAAAAAGCCCTTGGTACAACATTCTTTTTAGCTTCTGATTGGAAAATTAGACCATACAATTCATCACATCGTTTGATTATCAATGGTAATCTTTATGCAGAGGATGGTTCTGATCCTTTCCTTGATACTATTGGAACCTATACTGTCCGTATCATGCAGCAGGTTTCATCTCTTGTCGATTCAACAGTTCAACAATTATCCGAAATAGAATACGCATCGTATAATGGTGGTGTCACCGTTGA